GGTATTGGCACGAGTTCGCCTAGTACAACTTTAGATGTGGTTGGCGGTCTTACTGTTACAGGAGACACCGTTACCTTTACATCAAGCGCACAAGATGATCCTGTTTTACTTATCCAAAATACTACTAATGATAGCAATAGTGCTAGGTTAAAATTTAACAAAGATAGAGGTGCTGCTGCTCAAGACGGTGATGACATTGCAGACATAATCTTTGCGGGTGAAAACGATGCTCAACAAGCCGTAACGTATGCAACCGTTAGAGTAGAAGCTGCTGACGTTTCAGATGGCTCAGAAGATGGTGCAATAACTTTTCAAAGTATGAAAGCAGGTACATTATCAGATAGTCTTCATATACAAAGCGGTAATGTTGGGATTGGCACAAGTTCGCCTAGTGAAAAGTTGACCATTCAAAGTGGCAACCTAAATTTCATGGGTGGCACAAATGATGCCCAATATATTAAGTTTGGCGATACTGGTGATGATGACATAGGTAGTATTCTTTATTTTCACGGAAACAACAATATGGTGTTTACAACAAATGCCAGTGAAGCCATGCGTATCAACTCGTTAGGGTTTGTTGGGATTGGCACGACTGCTCCAGGGATGCTCCTTGAAGTAGATGCGTCTAATGGTTCAGCTAACGATATATGCCGCTTCACTGGACCAAATAGTGGAGGCTTAACATTTCGCAACGCCACTGCGAATGAGTTTGTAATACACACAGCTACGTCAGATGCTTTAATATTTGGAACTGGTGGCAACAATGAGCGTATGCGTATCGACTCGTCAGGCAATGTGCTTGTGGGTACTACTTCATCAGTAAGCAGTAACATAAGAATGTCCATTAAGGGTGGCAGTTCACTTGATATTGCGGAGTTTATAGCAGCAACAAACGACAAAAAAATTATATTCAGAAATTCGTCTAACTCAAATGTTGGAAATATAAATATTGGTTCTTCTGCCACTGCCTTCAACACATCATCAGACTACAGGTTAAAAGAAAACGTAGTCACAGATTGGGATGCTACATCTCGCCTTAAACAATTAAAACCATCAAGATTTAACTTTAAAACAGATGCAGATACTACTGTAGATGGGTTTTTAGCACATGAAGTTTCAAGCATAGTTCCAGAAGCAATTACAGGCACTAAAGACGAAGTAGATGGTGATGGCGTTGCAGTCATGCAGGGCATTGACCAGTCAAAGTTAGTACCACTCCTTGTAAAAACAATTCAAGAATTAGAAGCCCGTATTACCGCCTTAGAAGGATAAACAAATGGCAATAACTTATACATGGACTATACGAACCGTTGACCGAACAATCGCAACTGGTGGCATCAACACAATACACTGGCGTTGCAATGCAGTGGAGGGTGACCACTCAGTAGGAAGCTACGGCACAGTCGGCTGTTCACCTGACCCATCTGCTTCTGACTTTATTGCTTACGACAGTGTAACTGAAGCGAATTGTATAGCTTGGGTTCAAGCTAATATAAGCAAAGACGACACTGAGTCTGGGCTTGCTGCACAAATAGCAACATTAAAAACACCAGTTACAGGGAGTGGAACACCATGGTAAATGATGAAAACGTATTAAGTATTGATGGCAAAGGCTATGCTGAAGCTGATCTTAATAATCAACAAAAATATCTAATTGCACAGCTAAAAGACTTGTCTGGTAAAACGAACAAGTTGCGAGCTGATTTAGATCAAGTCCAACGAGCAGCAGATAGCTTCCAAAAAGAACTTCTAGAGTCTTTTAAACAGGTTGCTAAAGAAACTATCGAAGACGCAGGATAAATATGAGAAACAAAACAACAGGAATACCAACTGAGGTTGCAGAAATCGATAAGAGGGTCGTTGCTTTGGAAACTGAGATCCACATTCAATTTAAAGACTTGTACAATCGTATTAAGCGGATTGAAACTTGGGCAGGGTCTGCTGCTGCTGCAATTATTCTTTTATTGCTAACTGTCCTGTATAGGGTTTGAAATTATGTATGAGTACGCCATCAAGCAAGTTGTTAAAGTTGTGGATGGCGATACCATAGATATCATTATTGACCTTGGTTTTGATCTCACAAAAAAAGAACGAGTAAGACTAGCTGGCATTGATACTCCAGAAAGTAGAACCAGAGATCTAGAGGAAAAAGAGCTTGGCTTAGAGGCTAAAGACTTTCTCACTCGAAGATTAGAAGATGGAATGATTTCTGGTTTAAAAGTTAAAACTGAAAAAGATGGCAAGTATGGCAGAATGCTTGGCTGGGTTTTTTGTGGTCAGACCAACATAAATGAAGAAATGGTTTATAGAGGTTATGCTTGGGAGTATGACGGAGGAACCAAGAAAAAAGATCTTAATGATTTAATATCTAAGAGGGTAAAGCAATGAGTTTGATTAGTTCTCTGATAGGACCAGTAACTGGTATTTTAGATAAAGTCATAGAAGACAAAGATCAAAAAGCAAAGTTAAGCCATGAAATTGCAATAATGGCAGACACCCATGCACAGCAAGCTTTACTGGCTCAGTTGGAAATCAACAAGGCAGAAGCATCGTCTGGTAGTATTTTTAAAGGTGGGTGGAGGCCATTTATCGGTTGGACATCTGGAGTTGCGTTTGCCTACCACTTTGTACTCCAACCTCTTTTAGTTTTTGTGTTAACAGCCTCTGGAGTAGATTTACCTGATTTACCTGAATTTGATATGTCTACCCTTCTCACGGTCTTGGGAGGTATGCTTGGAATTGGTGGATTACGTTCATATGAAAAAACGAAAGGATTAACAAAATGAGTGATATAGAAATGTTTCACGTTGGGCAAAATGAAGACGGAGATAAACTTTATAATCTAAGGTATGTCAAAGGTGGTATGTCTTTGCCAACGCCTTCAATGACAGAGGCACAAGCTCTTGCAAGAATTAATGGCACTGAAGTTAAGATTGTCTCAGTCAAGCCTGTTAAAGAAGTTGTTACTGTTACAGTGACAGAAGAAACTACAGTCATACCAGATTACAAATCTATGAAAAAGATTGAATTAGAAGCTCTAATGAGAGAACACAATATAGAACTCGATAGACGCAAATCTAAAGCAGATCTATTAGCTGAAGTAGACGCTTTCTTTAAAGGTTAAATAAATGAGTGACGCACTAAAATCACTTCAATCAAAATGTGGATGTTCTTCAATAGATGGATCGTTTGGTCCTAATACTGCTCGTGCAATTGTTAAGCACTATGAACTATCTCCAAAGCGTGGAGCCCACTTGCTAGGTCAAGTTGTGCATGAGAGTGGCTCATTTAAGTTAACACGAGAAAACCTAAACTATTCTGTTGAATCCATGATGCGTGTCTGGCCTAGTCGATTTCCAACAAAAGAAAGTGCAGAACCCTATGCTAAAAATCCAAAGGCATTAGCTGACAAAGTTTACTCTGGACGTATGGGTAATAAAGAAGGTGAAGGTCACAAATGGATAGGGCGTGGATTTCTTCAATTAACTGGCTTTAACAACGTAAGGTCATTTGCCTCAGATATGAGGTTGCCTGAAGTAATGGATGACCCAACGCTCTTAGAAAAAGAATACGCAATGGATACAGCTATCTGGTTTTTTCAAAAAAACAATTTGTGGAAAATTTGTGATGAAGGTGTTAATGATAATGTAATCAAGAAACTAACAAAAAAAATAAATGGTGGCTACACTGGTTTGGATCATAGAATTAAAGAGACAAACAAAATATACGAGTGGGTTAAAAGTTAAATGACATTACAGTTATTAAAGTTTCAACCAGGAATTGTTAAAGATATTACAGAGTACGCTGCTGGTAAGAATGGACCGTTTTGGGTAGACGCTTCATTAGTACGCTTTCGTAATGGATACCCCACTAAAATAGGTGGTTGGGTAAAAGATATTTTTAATGCCTTAAATGCAGATGGAACAGTTTCTAATACAGAGACTTCTATAGAAGGCATTGCTAGGCAGATGATNCCTTGGAGAGCTATTTCTGATGGTATAGATAGGATTGTTGTTTCAACCCACAACCACTTATATATTATTCAAGATGGTGGTCTTTTTGATATTACACCTCTCAGAGATAAAACAAACGCAGTTACAACTACAACGGAAGCCTTGGACGATAGTGAGACTGAAATTGACCTTACAAGTGTCACTGGTTTTAAGACAGCAGGTGTCATTAAGATAGGCTCTGAAATTATAACATATACAGGCATTAGCACACTAACTCTGACTGGCTGTACGAGAGGGACAAATAGTACCTCCGCTGCTGCTCATGATAGTGGTGCTACAGTTACACAAGTTCTTATTGCTCCGATTGCTACATCCGATACAAGTACAACATTAACAATTACAGATAGTGGACATGGTGCATTAGTAGGTGATTTCGTTGTTTTTGATGGTGCTGTAGCGACTGGTGGTATTACAGCAGATACTCTTAACAGACGATCTGGGTATCAAATAACGGCTGTAACAGCGAATACATTTACGGTCACAGCTCCAAGTGCAGCAACATCCACAGTGTCTGCTGGTGGTGGAAATGCAGTTGTTATAAATTACCTGATTGGTGCTGCAGCAGGATTAGGAATACAATCCGCTGACCCTGCTTTGGGATTTGGTGTTGGAGCATGGGGTGACAGCACATGGGGTACAGCTCGTACATCTACACAATCTAATGTTGGTTTGGAAAGTTCGTGTTGGACTTTAAACCTCTGGGGTGAGGATGTTTTATGTCAGGTTCGCAATGGAGCACTTTATTACTTTGATACATCTGAGGGTGTAACAACTAGAGCAGAACTTATTTCGGAAGAATCAGATGCTACTGGAGTGCCTACTGTTTCAAGGGTTTCAACCGTATCATTTCCTGATCGACACTTTGTGTGTGGTGGAGCAGATCCATATGTCGCTGCGACAGGAGGATCTTCAGGAGTAGAAGATCCAATGCTTGTGCGTTGGTCTACTCAAGAGAACTTTGCTATATGGGGTCCGACAGCGTTAAACACAGCAGGTGATCAAAGATTGCAAGTTGGCACAAAAATTGTGGCTATGATTTCAGCTCGTGAAGAAACAATTATTTCTACAGACGAGGGAATCTACGGAATGAGCTTTATTGGGGCTCCTTTTACGTTCTCGTTCAGGCTCCTTTCAAGTGGAGGATCTGGAGCTGCAGGAATAAACACTATGGTAAATGTTGACGGAAATATTTTATATATGGGAAAACGAAATTTCTACCAATATAATGGATCAGTGTCTGAGTTACCATGTCCAGTTAAATATTACGTTTTCGAACGAATGAATTTGAACTATCAAGATAAAACAGTAGTAGGATTAAATACTGAATATAACGAGGTCACTTGGTACTATCCTACTGAAAGTAGTGCCGATAATCCAAATCCAGAAAATACTGAATATGTCACATACAACTATGCTGAAAACTCATGGACGATTGGGACTTTAGCTCGAACTGTGTGGAGTGATAGTTTTGGATTTAGGGAAGTACCTTTTGCCTTTGATAAAGAAGGGTTCTTATATAATCACGAAACAGGAACAACAGACGATGGATCGGCTATGAATAGTTTTGTTGAGAGTTCTCCTGGTGAATTAACTCAAGATGGGGAAAACTTATACCTCGTTGATAAAATTATTCCTGATGTCACTATGAGTTCTACTACAAATTTATTTGTAGAATTAAATACTCGTAAATACCCCAATGCCACGGAGGTAACAAAAGGTCCATTCACGATTACGTCATCTACNACTAAGTTAAGTACCAGAGCAAAAGGTAGACAAATTAGCATGAAAGTGTATAGTTCTGGAACAGAGGACGATTGGTCATTAGGGGATTTTAGAATTAACAGTATAAGGGATGGTTTGAGATGAGTGCTCCACTAGCAGTTTTAAGACTTCCCAGCCCTCCCAAGGAATATCAACAGGCATATATGACAAGGCTTAACAATACTCTTGAGCTAGAAAAGCAAGCAACATATTTTGCAACGTCATCTGCAACAAAAACAACGGAAGAGACTTCCAAAGCAGTGAGTTGGTTTATTGGCTAATAATTTTCGCAATGCAAAACTAGATTTAACAACAACAAATGCAACTGTGCTATATACTTGCCCAACTGCCACTACTGCTGTTTTTAAGTCATTGTTAGCTTCCGAAGACTCAGGAAATGCGGATACGTTATCTGTAACGCTAACCAGTGGTACTAGCGTGTTTAGTTTGTTTCATGTTAAAGCTGTAGGAGCGAGTGCTACAGTTGAGTTTTTATCTGCCCCACTTGTTTTAGAAGAGGGTGAAATATTAAAATGTACAGCAGCTACTGCAAATAGATTGCACGTTGTAGCAAGTTTATTGGAGGTGAGTTGATATGGCATATGAAGTTGGAGCATTAGCAAATATAGAAGAGACATCAGAAGATGATGGAAAATTTACTTATAATATTTATAAAACAAAATCTATAGATCCGACAAAAGATATGGATTTTGGTCGATTTTCTTTACAAGATTATTACGGTTCAGACATCATGCCATCTCTCAACTGGGTAACTAAGATTAAAACAGGTGAAGTTGTTTACGATCCAGCAAATGAGCAACAAGATAAACTACTAAAAGACTATGAAGCTTATATAGAAAAAAATGGTCAGATAGAAGGATTGCCAAGT